ACAAAAATTTTAGGATAAATAATAACAGACATAATCTATTACCTAAAATGAAGAAAGCAGTTATTGCTTTTGGAATGTTACTGATGACCGCAAGTGCAGCTAATGCTGGCGGACTTGTTACTAAACATGCTTCTTCAGTCCAACTGACTGTTGATGCTGCTCGCTCTACTGCTGTAAGAATCGGTGGTAGTTATTCTGCCTCTGGTTCTAACATCACAGCAGGCACGATGGGTGGTGCTACCTCTGGTGCTGGTACATATACTGTCACCACATCTGGACAAGATTGGTCGTTGAGTGAAACATATAACGCAGCAGATAGTGTTCCTGCATCTGCTGTTAGCACAGGTGCTGTTCCCAACTTCGGTAACCTTACCTCTTATACTGCTGGTTCTGCTAGCACACTTGCAGGCACGATTGACAGAACTCATGCTATCACGCTGACTGCTGGCGGTGCTGGTTCATCTGCAGTAGGACAGTTCGTTACAGAAATCACGGTTATCGACTGAGACTATATATCATGAAGAGATTATTTTTCGTGGCATTATTACTGGGATCTCCTGCTATGGCGGTTCCTGTCGTTCCAAATTTTAGTCAGGGGTCAATGACCAGCCACACTGAGACAACACAAAAAATTACTGAGACCATCAATTCGATGGACTATAACACAGGGTATCAATACTCTGTGACAGGGAGTGGAATTACAGCATCAGGTTCATTACAACCAGGAACAGGTGCTAATAATGTAACAATCGACGGAGTGACTTCAACATGGACAGGAATCAATACAAGACCAAACTTCACACAGACGACACCAGGAGCAGCGTTTCAGTTCACAGAAACCTATTCAGGTCCTGGTTTAAGCAATCAAACAATCATTCAAAGAACCACAGAGGTAACAAGCATCACAGATACAACCTCAATTTTCAGTCAGTAATAGGAGCACTTCTTCTTGGATCGTTATTCCCAAGTCAAGCACTGGCTAATGTTGGTGGTGTTAGTGCTACAGCTGCTCCCGTTGCTAATTCTTCAGGCTCTGTTACAAATCAGGCAATCCAAGTTTTACAAGGACCCTACATTACAAACACCTATGGGTCTGGGATCCAGTGTCAGGGACCCACTCTAAACTTCACACCATATGTAACTGGTAGTGCTTCTGCTACCAGACCTTATGAGCCATATTATAACGATAATGTTTATGATATGCGGGATCTCGACGAAGATGGTGCCCCTGATAATCCTGGCGATGTGTTGTATCGTGTTCCTGTAAGAACAGGGCAGAAAGATAACTATAATTTAGGTGTTGGTTTCTCTGCTACATGGTCTCGCCCTTTAGACCAAAAACTACAGGACCAATGTAAAGAAGCAGCTGCTGCTAACATCGATCTGATGAAGCAAACAACTGCTAATAAAAGATTAGATTTTGAGATTGCCAGACTAAAAAACTGTGGAGAATTGCTGAAGCAAGGAATTCAATTCCACCCTCGCTCACCATACTATAAAGTGTGTGCTGATGTGGTGGTGAATAATCCTCCAGGTCATCAGCATCCACACGTTCATTCTATCCCAAGTCCTGCTCCTGTGTCTCGTAATGCTGAGGATCTTGGTCCCGCTCTAACAACTGGTAAGGAGTGAGTGCTTCGTTGAGTGCTTCCAATACATTCTCTTTGAAAGAACGATACGGAATGAAGAGGTCATCATCCGCAGTCTTGTAGTCCTGGTGAGTTTCTTTGAACTCACGTTCTACATCATACAGGAGACTAGTTACAATGTCATTGATGATTTCAATGTTCTTTGGTGTGAGTGAGTGCCAATCAAAACCAGGGAACATATCATCCTTGACACGATCTAGCAATGCTTTCTTACAATGCCACTGACTATCAAAGATCTGGGTAAATGCTTCCCAGTCATGTTGGGATTTGAAATGTGGGATACTCATTTGTTCTTCTCGCAATAAAGGAAATACTTGTACTCTGCCACTTGATGTGGTTCGTATCTTATTACATCACACTCTTTATATCTATCAACCACTTCAAATGATCCTTCGTTGATTGATTCACTATTACTACCAACAACCATCGCAATCACTACAAAAGCAAAGGCAGTGATGGCAATACTAAATGCCACACCATTACGAAACTCATTCATGCTACTCCATCAGCAATATCAACAAAATCACCTTTGATCTTGGGTTCACTACCAAAGTTCTTCTCATAATGAGCGTTCATCTTCGCCCATTGTGCATCACGCTCTTTGAACTCCTGGTATTTCTTCTCCAAGTCCTCATCCATGGTCAGTTCATACTCTTTACAGACCTTACGCTGCTCTTCTTCAAGCACCATATCATTGAATACCAATGACATAGCACCAGAACGAATAGAACTGGGACACATACCCACACAGAGCATGAACTTTTCAAAGAGTTTGAAATACTGTTTGGCATTCAGATCAGCAGCAGGTGCAGTGATCAGAAAATGTTCTTCGGGGAGAAAATCATCATCACCAATAGTAGAACCAAACCCACCATAGGAGTGAGTATAAGTTGCATCAAACTTAAATTCAACAGTTGCTTCGTAAGTCATTTGGGTTTGAGCGTTTGTCTCAATGCCATTATAGCACGGTTTCGATCCCGTTGCTCGTTTCTACGCTCGGCAGTGGACAGTACAGGAACTGACTTCCCTCTGATAGTAGCAATCTTTTTCATAACTTTCTTAACCGTTGGTTTGATAACCTTTAGTAGGACATCTGCCAGCGGTTTTGCTAATAGTGCTGATGCTGTAGCGACAACAGCAATCGTAGCAGTTGTAGTTACTACACCAGGAGCAGGAAGTCCAGCAACAATCTGTTGAGGAATAGAAACAGGTTCTGTAATCTGAACACACTCATTGCCAATCAACTGATATTCAGTGACCTTCTTTCTAAATCCTTCGATGTATGTTCCTACAGGTTCCTTGGCATTCTGTGCTGCTGTGGGACAATCAATCTTAGCAGTGGCAGGAGCAGCTGCTGGTGGCAACTCTACTTGTCCAGGTGGTTCTGGTTTTTCTTTTCGTCTTGTATCAACACCAGCAGGAGCAGTAGGAACTATCTGGTTAGGTTCAAAATTAATAGGATTATAACTGGGAACGCCAGCGTCACAATACGTAACCAGTCCTCTGTCGTCATCACTTCCGAGAGTTTTGGAGTTGTTGTTTGCTTCGTGGGCTTCAACACAACCAGGCACATCAACGATAGGCACACCAATATTTACCACTACAGGTGGTGCAAGTGGTATAGATGTGTAGTTTTCTGTCGCTGTTACTACCTGTGGAATGTCAATCTCCCTGATGTTGATGTTAGGAGAAGTAATGTTAGGAATTTCCATTAGCAGTCATTAAATACTGATCCAACTGTGGAACCTAGTGATGATCCTGCCTTCTGTCCTAGAAGTAGTGCCCAACCACCTACTAACCATCCGATGTAAGGAATGTTGACAACGGCAGGGACAATGGCACCAGCAGCAATAGCACTACCTGCCATCGCACCTTGTGATCGTGCTCCAGCGTCCGCCGCTATACACTCTGCGCTTTGGGCATTCATCTTTCCCTTTTCACCTATTGCACCTCCCGCTCCTCCTATGTTACGGGTTCCGTCCATAGTGTATTGGTCGTAACGAGTTTCACGACGCGCCTCAGTACCACCACCAAACAATCCTTTCTTATTTTTATCAACACCAAGAGATCTATGCGACTCTAAGATGGCAGGATCGTTTGCTCGGTATTCAATTTCATATCCATCCTTACCTGCTTTGATAGTATAGGAGGAATAATCTCCTCTAGGTATATTGATAGTAGGGACTTCTCTCAATTTAGGGGCATTGTCCCTGACAACATACCCTAAAAGTCCAATATGAGAAATACCAACCAATGCTCCTAGTGCAAGTGCAATACCCTTGATGGGCGACTTGCTCGGTACTTGCTCGGTGACTTGCTCAGTCTCTTTTTTCTTAGGATTGAATATGGCCATGGTCAGAATGGAAGTGCAGGACCTGTAACCGCAGCAGCAGCACCACCACCAACTGCAGGAGTAGCAGGAAGGGCACCGCCAGTTACGTTAGGCAACTTGGGCATAGCAGCATCTAGCATACCTGGAAGGGCACCAGCGACTGCCTCTGTTGCTGCTTTAGTAGCAGCACTCTTTGCTTGATCGATAAGGGCATCCTTATTCAACAGCAAATAAGCACTACCACCGATAAGACCAAGAGAGGTCAGACCAGACAGCAGTGCTACAACGTTAATCAGTTTTTGCATCTTTCTTTGGCTCAACGGCGGAAACGACAGGTGGTTCTTCTTTCTTTGCTGCCGCTTTGCCATTGCCGTTACCGCCACCTGCCTTAGCAGGAGAAAGTCCAAACGCAGCTAGCGATCCAGAAAACACAGAAGCAATAAAGGTAGGGTCAAAGTCAAGAATCTTCTGACCGTTGGGAAGTCTAACGTAACTGAATGTGAGGAGAGAGGCAGACCAAATAAGTACTACGACTTTCACCAGATTACCAAGAACTTCACTTTTATCATCATCGTCTGCCTTCTCTACTTTAGGCTTATTATTAGCCATAGTAGAATAGTAAGGCTCTACTATTTAGTTTTTTTCTTGCCAATATTATATTTAGTTTCTAGGATCCACTCACCCTTCTCCTTGAATGCAATAACTTTGATTTGATTCAGTGGTGCAATATCAGTGACTACTTCTGCGTTGACAACGACGATGAGTCCCCAATCAGACAAGAGTTGTACGATACGGTTACGACGTTGAACATCGTTAGCAGTAAGATTAGCCTTTTTCCCATCGAGTGCAAAGAGTTCCTTAAAGTGTACGATATAGTATTTACCCTTCTTGTGTAAAATATGGCAAGATTGGTAAAGTTTCTTTTCTTTGCGAGAAGCGACACCAATACGAGTCAAAGTCTCACGCACTTTTAGGAAATCATCTGGTTCTTTCAGAGTAACTTCAATCATATGAGATTCAGTCCAGTGAATCTCTGGTTCCGCAAATGTGGTCATTTCAATCCCCCAATATCAAGTTTAGATCTAATGTAGTTTATTTGGTCGGTTGATAAAATCCTAAGTGCTTGGAGTGCTTTGGCGTCACTATAACCATAGTAACTTTTGATACAATCTAAGTCTTCAACTTTATCTTTTTTTATCCAAGGAGAAAAACGTTTCTTTTTCCTAACGGTATTTATAAAGAAAGAATATTGCATGTCCTTGGGAAGGTTATGATGTATATTCATTTCATTAGCGAAAAGAAGTGTATCAATATGGCCAGACAAACATCTGTTTACAATAAAAGGGGGATACTTTTTAATTGCATCAGGATCATTCTCAATCAGATCCTCTTTAGTATGGTTGATAGAGTTCAACCAGTCTTTCAACTCATACTTCATTTGAACACTGCGGTAACACCAACAACTTTTGCTCCAGGGTTACGAGCAAGGGCAACCTTACGGGCATCTTGATAATCGACAGCTATCACTTCTTCTTTGAATACTGTGCCTGCTTTGAACAAAGTAACTTCACACTTCATAATTTAGTAGTAGAATCTCTTTACGATCTTTCTGCTCTTTCATGTATTGACCAACAGATCTCATGGTATAAGTCAGATCAAACTCATAAGTTTTCCAATCCTTGAATCGATCTTTGATAAGTTGACTGGCGTTGTAACTGACCATGCACTTACACTTTGCTGCACCCATAGAAGATGCAAACAGATCATGATCAAACTTCTTATGCATGGCACCCTTTTTACCATAAAGATTATCTTTGATCTCATAAGGGGGATCAAGATAGATGAAAGTTTCAGGATCACCATTCATCAATTCTTCATATGAAAGATTTGTGATGGTCCAGTTACCAATCAGTTGTTGATAGAACTTTAGATTGTCTATACCTCTAAGGCTGAAGTTACTGTCTGAGGCTTGCTTTGAGAAGGAACTTGCTTCTGTAAGACCTGAAAAACTGCACTTATTGACAATGTAAAAAGACACAGCACGATGAATATCCTCGCTATCAGAAAGGTCTTTGCTAAGGTACTTCTTTGCATCATTGAAAAGATGCCTCGCGGAAGTGGGGTCAGGGTGCCTTTGTTTGAGCTGGAGTAGGATGTTCGCAACTTCATTACCATTTAGTTGTAGTTGTTTCCAAAAATTATATAAGGGTTCGTACAAATCGTTGACCCAAATCTTAGTACCTGGGAAACGTTTTGTCACTTCGATAGCAACAGAACCTCCACCGAGAAAAGGTTCTCTATATTCACTCAGACCTTGAGGAAATCTAGGAAGAATGTACTTAGTTGCCCGACTCTTTCCGCCTGGGTATCTCAATGGTGTTTTCAGGGACTTCATAATTAGGTTGGTGGTACTTT